GCGCGATGCCCCCCGCCGGAGCGACGGAGCGGCAGTCCGCCCTCGACGCGATGTGGGCCGCCGCCCGCGCCGCCAACTTCGCCGAGGGCCTGCCCGCGCAGTTCGCCGACTCCTTCGGCCACCCCATCGAGCAGGGCACCGCCGCCGAGTTCCGGCAGGCCACCGCGCTCATGCGCGGCTCCGTCGCCGCCTGACCACCGCACGCACCACGGGCCGCCCCGCGGCGATCGGGGCGGCCCACCCCAAGGAGTAGCACATGAGCTTGAAGGACACCGCCGCCCGCGCAGCGGTCCTCTCCACCCTCCACGACGCCATCGGCGCCGAGTTGAAGACGGCGAAGAAGGAGCTGGAGGAGGGGCTGAGGGCCGCCAAGGCGGAGACCGGAACGCAGAAGATCAGCGTCAGCCTCGACGAGGGGCCTGACGTCGGAACCATCAGCCTCGTCCAGCCGAAGGCCGCCGCTGCCGTTGCCGACGCCGAGCAGTTCACGGCCTGGGTGATGGAGCACTTCGGGACCGAGATCGAGCGGAAGTTCGTCACCTCGGTGAAGCCCGGGTTCCAGAAGAAGATCCTCGACCAGATCACTGCGGCTGGTGTCGCCGAGTGGGCGGACCCGGAGACCGGCGTCATCCACGAGGTGCCCGGCGTCGCGATGCAGGGTCGGGCCGCGTACACGCGGATGACCGTGCCGGACGTCGGTAAAGCGGCGATCGCGCAGGCGTGGCGGGAGGGGCGCCTCAGCGCTGTGGTTCCGGCCGCGATCACCCCGGCCGCCGTCGAGTCCGGCGAGGGCGAGACCGCCAAGCTGCACGCCCGACTCGCCGAGCTGGAGAAGCGCGACGCCTGGCTGTCCTCACTGGAGGCCGCCGGCGTCGACAACTGGGAGGGCTACGACGGCGCCCGCGAGATCCACAACGGGGGTGCCGAGTGAGCCGCCGCCTCTTCGCCCGCAGCACGTACAAGGCGCTCATCGCCGACAACGCACGACTCCGCCGCGAACGCGACCAGTTCAAACGCGACCGGGACGCCTGCAAGGCCGAAGCCGAAGCCGCGCGCCGCCAACTCGCCGAAGCACGGACGCTGCCCGAGGCCAGCTCGGACGAGATCGCCGCCTGGGAGCTGCGGGTCAAGGCGCACGACACGTGGGTCCGCCCCGACAACCCCGACGACCGACCGTACGAGGGCGGCTCGGGCCGGCCGACGCACCCGGCGACGGACCTGGTGCGGGCGCTGGACCGCTGCCGGAAGTTGCAGGCGCTCCTCGACGGCCGGGGTCGGGCTGGCGGTGCGTCGTGAGCTTCTACGTCGCCCTGATCGCCGCCGCGGCCCTCATGGTCGGCGGCTCCGCGATCCTGCTGCGCCCCGAGCCGACACGCGGCCAGCACCGTCGGCGGCCCGCGCTGCTCGCCTGCCCCATGGACGCGCTCGACAAGGTCGCGGCCCTGTGCACCACGGAGGGCCGGGTCACGCTGCACACGCGGGTGCGGATCACGAAGCAGTTCATCTGCCTGGACTGCCACCAGCCGAGCCCTGACCCGGCCTCGTACGAAGCCCAAGAGGGAGCGAAGTGAGCCTCACCTTCACCGACATCTTCTGCGGCGCCGGAGGCTCATCCACCGGCCTGGTCGCCGCCGGCCTCGAACTCAAGCTGGCCGCCAACCACTGGGCCCGCGCCATCGAGACGCACGCCGCGAACCACACCACCGCCGACCACCTGTGCGCCGACGTCAACAACTACGACATGCGACGCCTGCCCAGCACCGACATCCTGTGGGCGTCTCCGATCTGCACCGAGCTGAGCCCCGCCGGAGGGCGCCGTCGGAAGACCAGCGTCGGCCACGGCCAGCTTGGGCTGGAGGAGTTCGGGCACGTGCCGCAGGCCGCGTTCGATCGCACCCGGGCCACGTTCTGGGACGTCCTCCGCGCGACCGAGGTCCACCGCTACCGCGCGGTCCTCGTCGAGAACGTGATGGAGGCCGCCGACTGGGAGCTGTTCGACGTCTGGCTCTCCGGGATGCGGACCCTCGGCTACAACGTCCAGTTCGTGTCCCTGTCCTCGGCGCACGCGGGTGAGGACGGCAACGCTCCGGCGCCGCAGTGGCGAGACCGCATCTACATCGTCTGCACCCGCGAGGGCATCCCGCTGCCGGACGTGCAGCCCCGCCCGCAGGCGTGGTGCCCGGTGTGCGAGGAGACCGTCACCGCCTTCCAGTCCTGGAAGAAGGAAGGCCGCCGCCTCGGCAAGTACGGGCAGCAGTACGTGTACCGCTGCCCCAACGGCCCGCGCTGCCGCCACGCCGTCGTCGAGCCGTACGTCCGCCCCGCCGCCTCGATCATCGACTGGACGAACCTCGGCGTCCGCATCGGCGACCGGGCGAGCAAGGGCCTGCGCCCCCTCGCCGCGAACACGGAGACCCGGATCCGCAAGGGCCTCGAACTCCTCGGCGACCGACGGATGGTCCTGACCGTCAACCACGCCGGACACGACGGCCGTGCGTTCCCCGCCGATGGGGCTCCGCTTCCGGCCCGCACTGCCAAGATCGGCGACGCCGTGCTCGTCCCGACCGGGGCGTTCTACGTCAAGAACTACGGCGGCGGCGCCCGCCCGGTCGACATGGTGCGCAGCATCGCCGAGCCCTTCGGGACCGTCACCGCCCGGGACGGCCACGCGATCGCCGTCCCTCCGCAGGCCGACGACTCGTTCATCGTCACCCTGCGGAACCACTCGACCGCCCGCCCGGTGTCCGAGCCGGTGGACACGGTGACCGGGCAGGGGCGGCATCACTGGCTCGTCATCCCGTACCGCAACGCCGCCGCCAAGTCCGTCGCTGAGCCGCTGCACACGCTCGGGACGGTCGACTCGGCCGCGCTGCTCGGGCCGGCGCCCGCGTTGGAGGACTGCCACTACCGGATGGTCCAGCCGCGCGAGCAGCTGTACGCGCAGCGGTTCCCGGAGAACTACATCGTCCACGGCAACAAGGGCGAGCAGACCATGCAGGCCGGAAACGCCGTGTCGGTCAACGTCGCCCAGTGGCTGGGCAGGCGTGTTGCGGCGGTGCTGGCATGAGCGCCCCGACCTTGTTCGAACCCGAGGTTCCGGCCGCCCCCGTGGCGGCTGGGCCCCGGCCCTACGTCATCGAGCTGCCTGCCACGCTCCGGCTGTTGAACTCCAACCAGCGCCTGCACCCGAAGCGGCGTATGGAGTACACCGGCAAGATCAGGGCCGCCGCGATGGAGGCCGTCAGCGACTGTCCGGCGCTCGTGGACGCGCTTGCCGCCGCTAAGCCCGGCGCCCTGTTCGAGCGGGCCCACGTACTGGGCGTCCTGCACCCGCCGACGAACGGGCGCCGCGACCCGGCGAATTGGTACCCCAGCTTCAAGGCCGCCGTGGACGGGCTCGTCGACGCGGGCGTCCTGGAGGACGACGACCATACGCGGCTGCTCGGCCCGGACATGCGGCTCGGGATGAAGCGGAAGCGCGCTCAGCTGGTCCTCGTGGTCCGCGCCTTGCAGCCGGGCGAGGACCCGCTCGGATACGGGGCGGTACTCGCATGACCGGCCGCCAGCGCCGCCGCGCGCCGCCGAAGGCCGAGCCGGAGTACGTGCCCGGCCAACTCCTCGACTGGCGCAGCTCAGCGCACTGGTCCTACGAGGAGCGGCCCTGCCGCTACTGCGGGTTCGACACGAACCTCCGCGACTCCAAGGGCAGCCCGGCACACAAGGTCTGCGCCGAGGACGCCCTCGCCGCTCTGGCCCGCGACGCAGCCGCGGCCTACCGAGTCCGCAGCCACTGACCACCCTCCCGGCGGCCGAACCCCTGGCGCCCCCACGCCACAGCCGCCACCCCGGGGCACCGCCCACACCCCCACGGGCGGGCCCCGGGCCCCCAGCCCAGCACCGATCCAGAAAGGCACAGCACATGCCCAAGCTCACCCCGGCCGACGTACCCACGGTCAAGCTCGACTCGGCCGCCGTCGCCATCGAAGCCAGCCTCACCCGCGAGATGCGACGCGCCCTCTTCGAGAAGCCCGGTCGCGTCGTCTTCGCCATCGTCGAGCTGACCTCCAAGTCCTACACCGGCCACGCCGAGCAGGAGGACAAGGACCCCGAGGTCAAGGTCCGCGTCACCTCCTGCGAGGTCGCCCGCTCCGACGAGGACGCCGCCGCCCTGGCGGACGCCAAGCGCGCCATGTGGAGGGGCCGCCAGATCGACGGGACCCTCGACGAGGTCGGCGAGGGCCCGCAGCGCCCGGATGCCGCCCTCCTCGACGTGACGGACAGCAAGCCCACCGAGGACGACCTGAAGGAGCACCGGCGCCGCCAGGAGCAGCGCCGCCGCGACGAGTACGTCCGCTGACCCGACCGCCCGGGGCCCACCACCCACGGCCCCGGGCGGATCTCGCCGGATCGGTTCCGCAACATCACTGAGAGAAGCCCGCCTTGAGCACAGACGACCGCGTGCAGAGCGTCCGCAACGCGTGGACCAACGCCCTCCGGGCCGAGGTCTTGCGCGTCGGCCGGACGATCCCCGAGGTGGCGCGCGTCGTCACCGTGGGGATGTGGATCTCCACGTACGCGGACGCCGACGGCTCCAACGCGTTCCCCGCACGGGACACCCTCGCCACCCTGTCCGGCTGCTCGCAGGAGACCGTCACCCGCTCCGTCAAGGTGCTCATGGGCGTCGGCGTCCTCACCCGGAAGCGCCGGCCGAACTCCTCGGCCGTGTACCAGCTGCTCATCCCCGTCGGCGGCAAGGGCCTGCCCTGGGCCGCGCACATCCACCACATGACCGACACCCGGCAGCGGAAGGCGCACGCGAAGAAGCGAGCTGCCGAGACTGCCGAAGCGGTCGCCGCACTGGAAGTGGAGATGACCCGGAGAGCGTCCATGGACGTGGTCCGGACAGCGTCCACGGACGCTGTGGATACCGCCGGTAACAGCCCGGACAGCGTCCGTGGACGCCTTCCGGACAGCGTCCGCGTCGGGGGTTCCGAACCGCCTCCAGAGGCCCCGGACAGCGTCCATGGACGCCCCCGGACAGCGTCCGTGGACGCCTTCCGGACAGCGTCCGTGGACGCGCCTACCAGTTCCTTCTCTACCTCCGGTAGAGACCCCCTCCCCGACCACAACATGGCTGGCCTTTCACCTCAGCCACAGCAGCGCGCGGGCGAGGCCGGCAAAGACGAGTCATCGACGGGTGCAAGCAAGCAGGGCACGGCCAAGGCCGCCGCCAGCGACGACCCCGACGGCATCGCCGCCATCCTCGCCAGACCGCCCCTCACCCGCTGCCGCGAATGCCACCTCCCCCTCCTCCGCCCCGGCCGCGACCTCTGCCACGGCTGCGAGGCATACCTCAACGACCCAGGAAGGCACACCGCATGACCAGCCTGCCCACCACCACCGCATACGCCGACTGGCTCGTCAGCGTCCTCACCCAAGCCGCCGCCGAAGAGCACGCCGCCGCCTACCGAGCCCGACTTGCCACAGCCGACCCGATGGCGGTCACCGTTGTCCGCCACCGCTGCACCCACTGCGGCCTCACCCGCGCCAAGAAGACTGCCGCCCAAGCGCACGTGGCCCGCTGCTGGCAGAACCCGGACGTCCGCGCCTGCAAGACCTGCACCCACTTCGAGCCCTACGAGCCCGCCCGCGGCTGCTGGGGCGACCCGCAGTGCAACTGCCCCGAAGTCCCTGAGGGGTGCGCGGTCGGCGCGTGGCCGGACGGGGTGCCGTTCCCGGTCATCGACTGCCCGAGCTGGCAGGCCGGACCGTGACCCCGTACGAGCGCCTCATGGCCGAAGCCCTCCCCACCGGCACCTTCGGCCACGCCCAACCCCCCACCAACCCCCACACACGCCCCTGGACCGCCCTCGAACAAGCCGAACACCTCCGCGTCCTCGAAGAAGCCCTCAACGGCTGGCAGACCACCGAAGACCGCGCCACACGCGACCGCAACCGCCACCGACCCGCCCACCTCCAACTCATCCCCCACCAGACAGACCAGACAGCCGCCTGACCCGCCGCACATCCGGTTACAGGCGCCCACGCGCACAGACAGGAGGCCCGGACAATGCCCACCGCCGCGGCCTGGCACGAACGAGCAGCGTGCGCCGGCCAAGACACCAACCGTTGGTTCCCCTCCCAGCCGATCGACAGCCCGGCCGTGAGCATCTGCCGCGGCTGCCCTGCCCGCGCCGAGTGCCTCTACGACGCCCTCCAGTACGAGACGCCCGGGAGTCCGCGGTACGGCATCCGGGGCGGTCTCACCACCGGCCAGCGCCGGAAACTCCCGCCCCTCGAAGGGTCCAAGGCCGTGACCATCGCCGCCCTGCGCCTCCTCCTCGACGAGATCGACACCCAGGGCGGCCCCGAAGCCGCCCGCCATTGGCGGCTCGACCTCGACCCGCTCACCGAAAGGACCCTGCCCGTGACCACAGCACCCGCCCGCGCGGCCCTCGCCGGCCTCCGTCAGCGCCACACCGCGGACCAGGAGCTGACCGCGATCACGACGGAGGCGGAGCAGTTGGAGAAGCGGCTCGCCGAACTCCGCGCCCGTGAGGCCGAGCTGGTCCCGACGAAGCCGAAGAAGCGCGGCGCGTACGTCCGCGACTACGACACCCGCACCGTGCGGGCCTGGGCCGAACAGAACGGCGTCGAGTGCTCGCCGGTCGGTCAGATCCCGAAGCGCGTCCTGGACGCCTGGCGCGCGTCCACCGCCGCATGACGCAGCAGGCCGCCCCCGCAGCTATCGGGGGCGGCCACCCGCCCATCCCACCACGAAAGGGCCCGACCATGACGAATCCGCTGCCCCGCCGCTTCCACCTCCAGCGCGACACCGACGTCTCCGGTGTCTCCGGCACCGGCCGCGTCGCCAACGGCGTGCTCTGGCCCGACGGCGCAGTCTCGCTCCGCTGGATAGGCGCACGCCCCTCGGTCGTGTTCTGGGACCGACTTGAGGACGCCGAGGCCGTCCACGGGCACGGAGGCGCCACCCGCATCGTCTGGGACGACGAGCCCACGAGCCCCGCCTACAACCGCCTCAAGGCAGCAGCCAAGGACGCCACCGAGGCAGCACACCTGCACGCCATGCAGGCGGTCAAGCGCGTGTACGAGCTGTGCCGCGAGCACGACGCCCGGTCCGGCCTGATCCCCGCGAACGAGGTGCTGAACGCGCTCGGCCTGAACGACGACGGGGCGCAGCCGTGACTGCTGCCCGCGTCCTCGGCGTCACCATCGCCGCCGGCCCCCTCCTCGCCGTCGCCCTGGCGCTCGCCGTCGGCTGGATCCTCGGCCACCGCACCGCCCGCATCGTCCGCATCCCCATCGGCGCCACGGCCGTCGAGGACGAGACCGCGCTGTCCGCCGCCGACGAGCAACGGCTCGGCGAATGGTCCGCCCGCCTCGACCAGCTCACCGCCCCGTTCGACCCCGACACCACGAAGGACCACGACGCATGAGTGACCGCCTGACCGTCGACACGATCAACAGCGACCAACTCGACGCCCTCTACGACCGGGTGGCCACGGCGGAGCAGGAGGCCGACGACTCGGTTGCCGCAGCCTCCCGGCTCACCGTCCTCGTCGGGAAGCGGGCCGAGAAGGCCGAGAAGGCCGCCAAGAACCAGCGCCACCGCGCGGACATCGCCGAGACCGAACTGCGCGTCCTCCGCGCGGGCCTGCGAGCCAACGGCGCCGACCCCACGCAGATCCAGAACCTGTGGGCGCAGATCCGCCTCCGCAACGGGCAGTGGCGGGACGAGAAGCGGCGCGTCGACCGGGTGCGCGCGGCCGTCGACAAGCTCTGCCGCGAGCCCCACCCCGGCCACGACCACGTCTGCCCCGACGACGTCCGCAAGGCCGTCCTCGACGCCCTCGCCGAGCCCAAGGAGGACTGACCCATGGCCGACCTCACCCAGCTCACCGACGAACAGCGCGAACAGATGCGCCGCTCCATGGCCAACGTCCAGGCCGCGTTCCAGGAGTTCGCCAAGGCCCTCCGCGCAGCCCTCAGCGTGACCGCCGACCAGTTCGTCCTGCACACCGAGGCGCTCAAGCAGGCCGGGCTCCTCGACGAGGACGGCAAGCCCGTACAGCCCGCCGACCGGCCCGCCTGGCAGTCCCCGTACGGGCCACCGTCGAGGAGGCACTGACCATGCCCACCCAAGTCGCCCGCACCCCGTACGACCACGCCATGCACGTGATCAACGAGACCGCACAGAGCCTCCACGGCATCGAAGCACTCCCCGACGGCCGCGCCCGAGACCTCGACGGCCCAACCGCCGTCGGCGCCCTCACCGTCCGCTCCAACCTGGCTATCGCGTCCGCGCTCCTCGCCGTCGCCGACGCACTCAAGACAGATCCACAGCCCTGAACACACGGCAGGGGCGCGCCTGATGTCTGGCCGGACCGGCGCGCCCCCTGGTGCACATCACCGTACAACCCACCGCAGGAGCCCCGATGCGCACCACCGCCGAGCACCTGACCCTCACCATCCGCCACTGGCCCGACCTCCAAGACGCCCTCGGCGGCCGATCCGCACCCACCTGGCCCCCCGCCGGCCGCATGAACGACCACCTCCGCACCCTCGACCAGGCCGACGACGAGCACGACGACACCCACGCCCAGCAGCTCGCCACCCTCCGCACCCCCGACGGCCGGACCATCGGCTACCGCTGCACCCACTGCGGCGACGTAGACCCGGGCCACGCGCACCCGGTCGGTGATGAGCGCGACCCCGCCCAGATCGGCGAGCGGCCGATCCCCATCCGGCTGCACATCCACGAGACCATGCGCATCGTTCGAGCCGCCCTCGCCGACTGCGCTGATCAGACCGCCAGCAGCGTGCAGCGCCCCGTCATGGGCCTGCTGCCGGAGGGCTACCCGAAGGCCGACAGGGTGCGCCGCGAGCTGCTGGTGATGCAGGACCGGCGTGACCCCCGCCGCTGGAAGTGGGCGAGCGCCCGGCCCGACGCCCCGTACACCGCCCTCTGGCTCCTCGGCCGCGTCCAGGGCGCGCCCGGCCCGTTCCGCCCGCTCACCGGCCCCCAGCTCGACCACATCGCGAGCGTCGCCCGCCACTGCGCCCTCCGCGTCGAGCAGGCCCTCGACGTCGGCGAGCAGAAAGCCACCCTCGCCCGCCCCTGCCCCGACTGCGGCGGCCAACTCCAGATGCACGGCGGCGCCGGCGCCCTGCCCGTCGCCCGCTGCACGGCGTGCGGGCACGTCTGGTCCGGACAGGCCGCCGTCGCCTGAACACGACGAAGCCCCCGACCAGCTCGGTCGGGGGCTTCTGCGCGTGCGGGGCTCAGCCCCAAGCCGTATCAGCCATCGGTCGCCTCCTTCTTCCGCTTCGATGGACCGGCCGTCTCTCCGGCGATGATCTGCCGCACCCGGCCGAAGCTGATCCCGAGCATCTCGCCGATCTCCCGGTACGACAACCCGTTCCCCCCGTTGTGCAGCTCGGCGAGCGCCTGCTGCCGCATCTCGCGCACGCGCTTGTGGGTGTCGGGCCACCGGTCGAGCAGCTCGGTGAGGCGTCGGGCTCTGTCCTGCGCATCTCCCGAGTCGCCGAGTGCGTCGATCGAGTCCAGCACCCGCCGCACCTCCTCATCGCTCACGGCCGCTCCCTTCCCCGGGAACGTGGCCTACCCGAACGGCATGCGTGTAGGGTACCCTGCAATTCGGGCATTGGTCACTCTCCCTATGCCTGATCAACAACAAAGCCCCTGGCCCGGCGCTGCGAACGCCATATGGGCCAGGGGCGGACCCACCCACAACCATCACGAAGGAGCAGGTCCGTGGGACACGCTACCGATCAGACCCCTGCCCAGCCCACCCCCGAGCCCCCGCGCGAGAACCCGATCTTCCGGCAGCCCGCCACCGTCCAGGCCTGCCAGCAGGACTACGAGGCCGGAGCCGACGTCCGACGTCGCCTCGACCAGCAGATCGCGAAGCGCGCCTGATGGGCCTCTTCAGCCGCGCGCAGTCCACCCGCGCCTACCCCACCGCCGGGACCAGCGTCACCGGGCGCGCCGACCGCTTCCGCCGGGCCAAGACCAGCGGAGCCCGCGACGCCGACCGCCAGGGCCAGGCCTGGGAGGACCGCGACCGCGCCCAGGACCGGCGAGGCCGCTGGTACCGCCCCGCCCGATAACCCCACCGACCGCCGCGCCCGAGCGAAAATCCCCCCGCTCGGGCGCGGCCCTGCTCCCGGAGGAGCACCGTGAAGACCCGCACCACCACCCAACTCGTCTCCCACACCGTCGACGGCAGAACCCGACACGTCCCCATCCAGGTCCCCGCACCCGCACCCCCGCGCGACTGGGACCAACTCGTCCTCAACGGCGTCACCGGCATCGCCGCCCTCGTCCTCGCCGCCTCCGTCGTCTGGTCCACCGCCAGCATCGGCGACCTCCTCGCCCGCGCCGTCCACCCCGCCGCCGCCTACGGGGCCGCCATCGTCTTCGACCTCGTATGGATCGCCTGCATGGCCGTCGAGTGGCTCGCCCGCCACGACGCCGACGGCGCACCCACCGCACGCCGCGCCGGCCGCGTCTCCCTCCTCGTCGCCATGGGGGCCGTCGGCGCACACGGCTGGCTCGCCGGATACGTCGTCATCGGCATCGTCGGCGCGGTCGTCTCCGCCCTCGCCAAGGGCCTGTGGACCGTCGTCCTCAACCACCAGACCCCGCCGCTCGACGAGCGCACCCGCGCCTGGATCCACGCCGAACTCGCCGAGGCCGGCGCGAGCCTTGCCCTCATCCCCGTACGCCGCCGACTCCAGCGCGCCCACGGCCTGGTGGCCGCCGAGCGTGCCGCTCTCGCCAGTCCGGACAGCGATCCGGACCAGTCCGGACAGTCCGAGGACGATCCGGACGAGGCCCCGCAGCCGTCCGCCGTCGGCCCGATGACCGTGAAGGACGCAGTCCGGACCGCCAAGGACTCCGGCATCACCGATCCGGACGCTGTCCTCCGCTACGTCCACCAGGTCGCCGACGCCAACGCCAAGGCGGAGACCGTCGCCCGCTACCTGCGACTGGCTGGCTGATGGATGCGCAGCCGTCGCCCGACGGTGACGAGCTGCGCGCCCGCCACTACCTCCGCCGCCTCGGCGCTCGCCCCCTCGGCCACCAGGAGCACCCCATGCCCGACGAGATCATTCCGACCCGCATCATCCCCGCCGGGGTCCCCCTGCCCGCCCGGCCGCCGAACCCAGGCGAAGACCCGCCGTGGCGCAACCCCCCGCCGCCTCCACCGCCCGTCATCCCACCGGCCGCACCCTGGCCACCGCCTCCACCGCCCTCGGGCCCGATCGAGGTACGCGTCACCGTCGACCTGGTCGCGCCCGCCGAACCCGAACCGGAGCCCGGCCCGTGGGCGCGCCTCTGGGACTGGCTCGTCACCTGGCGCATGATCTCCGCGATCCTCGCCGCCCTCCTGCCCTGGGCCGCCGGACAGAGCCCCGTCGGCATCTGGTCCCACACCGTCCACCAGGCCCGCACCGAGGCCGGCATCGGCGCCGCCTACGTCATCGCCGCCGTCGCCCTCACCGCCGCCTGGGCCCTCGACCGCCACACCGGCCGCTGGATCCCCCGCTTCCTCCTCGTCACCGCAGGCCTCGGCTCCTTCGGAGTCCTGCACTGGTACGACCCGATCACCCTGCTCACCGGAGTACACCTGTGACCACCACCAGCACCCTCACCCTCGGCGGCCTCCTCGCCGCCCTCATCATCCTGATCGCGAACCTGTACCCCTGGTGGACCGGTCCCCGCGAGCTGAAGCAACTCGCGAGCTTCGGCAAGGGCTTCGGCGCCGCCGCCTGCGCCGCCGCCTGCCCCGGCGGCATCCTCGGCTGGCTCCACTCCCGCTCCGGCACCGTCAGCAACGGCGCTGGAGAGAGGGCCGGTCAGGCGCTCACCGGTGCGGACGCCTCCTCCGGCCTGACCTCCGGGCAGCTCGTCGGCCTCGGCGCGACCGGCGCGTTCGTCGTCGTCATCGCCGTCACCCTCACCGTCCTCACGTACAAAGCCGCGGGCAAGAAGGACAAGAGGCGCATCCTGGGCGGCGCCTACGTCGGCAGCACCCTCTGCCTCACCGCAGGCATGGCCGGCGCACTCGCCTGGCTCCCCAGCGCCCTCAACGCCACCGGCGACGGCGTCCGCGCCCTCTTCGAAGGCTCGGGCATCCTGTGACCCGGCTCTCCCACGCTGCAGGTCGCCTCTCCGTCGGCTCCCGCGCGTACGCCCGACGCCTGGGCACCCGCGCAGCAGCATGGTGCGCCCGCGGCCGACGCTCCGACCTGACCGGCTGGCGCGGAGCCCTCGGCATCGTCGTACGGCTCGCGCTGCTCGTGCTCGGCGTGTACGTCCTCGCCCGGATCGTGCGGTCGCTGCCCGCCCTGATGTGGCTTCTCACGGGCTGGTGGACGATCGCCTCCTGGCGCGCCGGGAAGCCCGCCGCCGAGACCCCGCAGGAGGAGCCCGCCGAGGCCCCGGCCGCCCCCGGCGTGGAGGCCGTACGGACGCTCCTCCTCGACCTCATGGGGACCGGCCAGGGAGTGCACCTCCGCACCGTCCTCGCCCACCTCCAGGAGCACGGCCAGTGGGAGGGCCGCACGGTGTCCGACCTGCGCGCGCATCTGGGCCGCCTGGACATCCCCGTAGACCGCGGCGTGAAGGTGGCCCGGGTGCCCACCTGGGGGGTCCGCCGAAAGGATCTCCAGGCCCCTTCCCCAGCCGAGTCCCAGGAAGCGTCTGCTACGCCGTCTACCGCCGCCTGACCTGCACGTCTACCGGTTCGTCTACCGTCATCTACCCGCCGTCTACCGGCTCATCTACCCGAACTGTCGCCCAAGAGGGGGATGATGTGAAGCATGAACAATGAGCGCTTTTCGTACCGAGGCCCAGCCATGATCGGTGGCGTGCCCTTCCCGACCGTCCGCCTCCAGGAGACGACGGGCCCGGAGGAAGGCTTGCGGTCCTGGGACGGCCTGTCATCCTTCGGCGTAGCGGAGGCCCCGGAGGGGTTCCCGGCGAGCCTCAACGCGGGCGAGACCGCCAGGGTGGAACTGCCCGACGGGCGGGAGGGCGCGGTGTTGGTGACCAACGTCGGCTTCGCCAACGGCGCCTGGACCGTCCACATGCAGGGGACCGGCCCGGCCCCTCGGTGACCTCCGCAGCGCATCGGTAGTTGCGTTCCGGACGATCACGCGTCATCCTGGCCTCACGTCCGGCGTGCCCGGACCCTGAGACTCCCGAAGGCCCGCCACCGCGCGGGCCTTCGCCATGTCCGGCACCCATTCGTGTCACAGGACCATCACTCCACCACCACGAGCGCCTCAAAAGGCGCATGATGCTCCCTCAGCTCACGCACCACCCATGGGGGAACAACATGGACAAGCGCACCATCGCTGCTGCACTCGCCGCCGCAGCCCTGCTCACGCTCACCGCCTGCGAAGGCAGCAACACCAGCCCCAGCAAGCCAGACACCACAACTCAGGACACCAACGACCAGCCCAAAACCGACACCAGCGCGGAAGCACCCGACGAGGCCACCGACGCAGAGCCCGAAACGGCAACGCTGCCCGACCTCGTCGGCCAGGACCTCCAGGCCGCCCAGGACGCCGCGCAGGAAGCGGGCTTCTACGCTCTCGACGACCAGGATGCAAGCGGTCAGGGCCGCTTGCAGGTCTATGACCGCAACTGGATCGTCTGCCGGCAGGACCCCAAGCCCGGCACGCACCCCACGGACACTCCCGTGACCCTGTACGCGGTCAAGGACACCGAGAGCTGCTGACGCCCCTCACCCACAGACAGGGCCCGACCGTCACCCCCGTGCGGTCGGGCCTTTCGCATGCCCGGAGGTGACCATGCCCAGGCAGTACGGCCGCCCGGTCACCGACGAGGACTACGAGCGCGTACGCGAGCTGCACGCGCGCGGCCTCGGCCGCAACGCCATCGCCCGCGAGATCGACCGCGCCCAACGCACCGTCTCCGTCATCGCCGCCGAACTCGGCCTCACCTTCGACGTGTCGATGACCGAGGACGCCACCCGCGCCCGCGTCGCCCAGCTCGCCGCACTCCGCGCCGACACCGCCGTCGACCTCCACCTCGACGCCCTCCGGCTCACCCAGCAGATGTGGGAGCCCGCCGTCGTCTTCAACTTTGGCGGCAAGGAGAACACGTACAACGAGCGCGAGGTCAACGAGCCGCCCACGGTCGACAAGAAGAACCTCATGGCCGCGGCCGGCATCGCCCTGGAGAAGAGCCTCAAGCTCGTCCCGCCCGCCGACGACACCGGCGCCGCGTCTGCCCAGTCGATGCTCGGCCAGCTCATGGTGGGCCTGAAGGCGGTGTACGACGAGGCCCGCGAGGAGGCCACCGGCGAGGAGGCGGAGGGTGAGTCTCCTTGATGCGCTGCCCCTGTCCCGGAAGCAGGTCGTCTCGATCGTCGAGGCTGACGCCCGGATCAACGCCTGGGAGGGCTCGGTCCGGTCCGGGAAGACGATCGCGAGCCTGATCCGCTGGCTCATCTTCGTCGCCTCGGCCCCCACCGGCGGCGAGCTGGTCATGGTCGGGCGCACCCGCGACTCGCTGTACCGGAACGTGATCCAGCCCCTCACGAACCCGGAGATCTTCGGGCAACTCGCCAAGCAGGTGCAGTACAACCCGGGCGCACCGATCGCGATCATCATGGGCCGGATCGTGCACGTCCTCGGCGCGAACGACGCCAAAGCGGAACCCAAAGTCAGGGGCATGACCTGCGCGGGGGCGTACGTCGACGAGGCAACCACCCTCCCGCGGACCTTCTTCGACCAGCTCGTGGCCCGCTGCTCCGTCAAGGGCGCGAAGATCTTCACCACGACCAACCCGGACAACCCCGGCCACTGGTTCCGCAAGGAGTACCTGAAGCGGCCGGCCGAGACCCGGCTCCGGTCGTGGCACTTCGTCCTCGACGACAACCCGTTCCTGGACCCTGACTACGTGGCCGCGCTCAAGGCGACGTACACCGGGCTGTTCTACCGGCGGTCGATCCTCGGGCACTGGGTGCAGGCCGAGGGTGCGATCTACGACGCATTCGACGAGACCCGGCACGTCGTCCGCGACGTCCCGCACATCACCCGGTGGCTGTGCGACGCGATCGACTACGGCACCACGAACCCGTACGCCGACCTGCTGATTGGGCTTGGCGTCGACCAGCGGCTGTACGTCGTCTCGGAGTACCGGTGGGACTCGCGCGCCGAGCGCCGGAAGAAGACCGACGCAGAGTACAGCCAGGCCCGCAAGCGATGGCTCGCCGGAGTCTCCCAACCGCAGACCAACGTCATCGGCGTCCAACCGGAGTGGACCGTCGTCGACCCGTCCGCGGCCTCGTACGTCGAGCAGCTGCACCGCGACGGTGTCCACGGCGTCACCCCGGCCGACAACACAGTCGTCGACGGCATCCGCACGGTGGCGTCGCTGATCGCCGCCGGCCGTCTCCTCGTCCACGAGTCCGCGCGCGGGCTGATCGAGGAGATCCCCGGCTACAGCTGGGACGACGAGAAAGCTGAGAGGGGCGAGGACGTCCCGATCAAGCTCGACGACCACTCCTGTGACGCGCTCAGGTATGGCGTCCGTACGACCGAGGCCCTGTGGCGGCCGCACATTCCGATGCTCCTGGAGGTGGCCGCGTAATGCCGACCGTCGAGCAGGCCCTCGCCAACGCCGCCCGCCTCCTGGAGCAGGCCGAGATGGAAACCAACCTGGCGCTGATGGAGCGCCTGGACGAGATGGCGTCGACCTGGCTGGGCATGGCGCAGCTGCTGATGGAGAGGGAGCGCGCCTGATGCCTCTGCCCACTGGCGACATGACATGGCCCCCAGTCGACGACCGCGTCCAGCACGCCCTCGCCGACTGGGACGCCTGGTACGCCTCCGACCCCGACCGCCTCGAAGCCCGCTACACCGGCCGCGGCTACCGCGACGTCGTCAACCGGCCCGCGCAGCACCGCGGCGGCGTAGTCGGCCGCCTCGCCCGCTGGTTCTGGGGCAACCCCACCCCCGAGGGCGAGAAGCGCGACAAGCTCCACATCCCCCTCGCCGGGGACATCGCCCGCACCTCCTCGGAGCTGCTGTTCTCCGAGCCCCCGAAGCTCCTCGCCCCCGAAGGCTCCGGGGACGCGACACAGCAGGCCCTCGACGCGCTCATGGCGGACGGCCTCCAGCCCACCCTCCTCGAAGCGGGCGAGATCTGCGCCGCGCTCGGCGGCGCCTACCTGCGCGTGGTCTGGGACGAGGACGTGTCCGACCGGCCGTGGATCGACACCGTGGCCGCCGACCGAGCCGCACCCGAGTTCCGGTACGGGCGCCTCGCCGCGGTCACCTTCTGGACCGTCCTGGAGACCGAAGGCCACAACGACAACCGGGTGTTCCGGCACCTGGAGCGCCACGAGCGCGGCCGGATCTACCACGGCCTGTACGAGGGCTCGACGACCAGCCTCGGCGCTGTCCGGCCACTCGCCGACCACCCCGTCACCGCGCCGCTCGCCACCGAGGTGGACTCTGAGAGCGGCATCGACACCGGCGCGCCCGACCACCTCACGGCCGCGTACGTGCCCAACGTCCGCCCCGCGCGCGCCTGGAGGCACATCCCGACCGCCGCCTACTGGGGGCAGTCCGACTTCCAGGGCATCGAGGGCCTGATGGACGCCCTCGACGAGACGTACAGCTCGTGGATGCGGGACGTGCAGAACGGCAAGGGCCGCATCATCGTCGCTCAGTCCATGCTCGACTCCCTCGGCCCTGGCCAGGGCGCAGCATGGTCGGAGGAGCGTCGGATCTACACCGGCCTGAGCATGCTCCCGCGCCCAGGCGACCCGAACCCGATCACCGACGTCCAGTTCGAGATCCGCGTCCAGGAGCACGCCGACACCTGCCGCGCCCTGATCGAGCAGGCCGTACGTCAGGCCGGCTACTCGCCCTCCACGTTCGGAGAGAGCGGCGACGGGGCCGCGGTCACCGCCACGGAGATCAAGGCTCGCGAGCGCCGGTCGATGACCACCCGAGGCCGCAAGGCGCTGTACTGGGATCCCGGGATCGCCTCGATCAGCGCGGCCTACCTCGCGGTGCTCGCCGGTGAGCGGTTCCGCGTCGCGGGGCTGGCCGTGGAGCCGCCGAAGGTGGAGTTCCAGGACTCCATCACCGAGGGCCAGAAGGAGCTGGCGGAGACCGCGGAGCTGCTGTCGCGGGCGATGGCGGCCTCGCGGGAGACCCTCGTGCAGATGGTCCACCCCGACTGGGACGCCACCCAGGTCGCGGCCGAAGTCGCCCGCCTCAAGGACGAGCAGACGCTTGCCGACCCGGCCCAGGTCGGCGCTGAGAACCCCGGAGGCGGGTTCCCGGCCGCCGGCACCGAGGACCAGGGCGGGAGCGCCACCGAGGAGGAGTAGTCGATGCCGGTCTCCCCCGCGATGGCGGAGAACCTCGCCTTCGAGGTCGCCCACCTGTACGAGGACGCCGAGGCCGCGCTCCTCGAACGCATCGCCAAAGCCCTTGAGGCGGACCTCGACTCGCCCCGCTGGGCAGAGCTGAAGCTCGCCGCGATCGGCAACCTCCGCACGGCCGTCGAGACGGTCACCGACGCGCTCCAGACCGACACCGACGGAGCCGTACGGCGGGCTCTCGTCGAGGCGTACAATCGCGGCCGTCAGGCTGCCGTCGCCGAGCTGGGCGCGCTGGACATCGGCCGGGAGCTGGTGGCCCGTGAGACGGTCCCGAACGCCCCGGCCGTGGACCGCCTGGCGGCGTCCATGGCTGAGGACACCCGGCCGGTGTACGCGCGGATCACGCGCGCGGTCGTGGACGGGTACCGGCGTGTGGTCGCGCGGGCGTCCGGGAACGTGCTGCTCGGCACGATGACCCGGCGGGACGCGGCTCAGCGGGCCCTCGACCAGTTCGCGCAGCGCGGCGTCACCGCGTTCACGGACAGCGCAGGCCGGAACTGGGAGATGGCGTCGTACGCCGAGATGGCCGTGCGGTCCGTGACCGCGCGGGCCGCTGTCGACGGGCACGTGGACGCGCTCGCGGAGATCGGCGTGGGGCTGGTCATCGTCTCCGATGCCCCGCTGGAGTGCCCGCTGTGCAGGCAGTGGGAGGGCGAGGTGCTGGCACTGTCCGGGCCGTCCGGACCGCACACGATCCGCGCTGAGCACATGGACCCGCCGGAGCAGGCCCGCCGTGGCCTGCTCCGGCGTCGAGGCCCGGCCCCCACGGTCGCCGTGCACGTGGCTGGCACCCTGCTGGAGGCGCGCGCGGCCGGGCTGTTCCACCCGAACTGCCGGCACTCGCTGAGCGCCTACCTCCCCGGCGTGACGACCCGGCCGCCGCATCACGCGACGCCGGGGACGACGTACGAGGACACGCAGCGGCAGCGGGAGATCGAGCGGCACATCCGCCGCTGGAAGCGGGCGCAGGCCGCCGCGATGAACGAGGCTGCCCGGCGCCGCGCCGGGATGTACGTCCGCAAGTGGCAGGCCGCGCAGCGCGAGCACATCGCCGCGCACGAGCACCTGCGGCGCAAGCCTCAGCGCGAGCAGATCGGCGCCGCGCGCTGACCCACGAGTTTCCCGGCACCCGCCGCACGGCGACCGCCGGACAATCCCGCACGGGAGATCAACATGCAGGTCCCTTTCAAGCACCCCCTCGCGACGCACTCAGCGATCGACGTGCTCGGCCATCGCCGCAACGGCTCGCCGATCTACGCCATCGCGGGTGGCAGCGGCGAGGGCGAAGGCGCCTCCGGATCCGGCGGATCGGAGGGGCAGGGCCAGTCCGGACAGGCCGGTGACGGCACTGCCGGTCAGGGCTCCGGCCAGGACGGACAGCAGTCCGGACAGGGATCCGGACAGTCCGGATCGGACTCCGGAGACGGCGACGGCACGGACTGGAAGGCCATGGCGCGCAAGCACGAGAAGCGCGCCAAGGAGCACCTGGCCGAGCTGGAGCAGCTTCGCGCCGCGAACATGAGCGACCAGGAGAAGGCCGTCACCGAGGCGGAGAAGAAGGGCCGCACGGCCGCCGCCGCCGAGTACGGGCTCAAGCTCGCCAACGCCGAGTTCCGCGCAGCAGTCGCCGCCGCTGGCATCGACCTCGGCGAGGCCGCCGACCTCATCGACGTCAGCCGCTTCGTCGGCGACGACGGCGAGGTCAACGTCCCGGCCATCAAGTCCGCCGTCACCAAGCTGTCCAAGCTCGCCCCCAGGGGCGCCGGCCGGTCCGGCGGCGACATGGGCGGCGGGGGCGGCTCCGGCGACCAGGGCGCCTCTCTCGACAAGCAGATCGAGGAGGCCACGAAGGCCCGGAACTTCACCGAGGTCATTCGACTCAAGCGGCAGAAGGCCGCACAGACCACGTAAGGAGTAGGCCATGGCCGGTATCACCGGGATGGGCACGACTTTCAACCTTCCCAACTACGCGGGCGAGCTGTTCGCGCTCACCCCCGAGGACACCCCGCTGCTGTCGGCCATCGGCGGCCTCACCGGCGGCGGCATGACGACCGCCGTCGAGTTCGAGTGGCAGACCTACGACCTGCGCGACCCGGCGCAGCGGACCAAGGTGGAGGGCGACACCGCCCCGACCGCCGAGGGCCGTGTGCGGGCGAACGTGCGGAACGTGGCGCAGATCCACCAGGAGAAGGTCAGCGTCTCGTACACCAAGCAGGCCGCCATCGGGCAGCTCGCCACTCCCGGGGCGGCGCCGTTCCGCAGCACGGACGGCTCCAACCCGGTCTCCAACGAGCTGAACTGGCAGGTCGCGCAGAAGCTCAAGGAGATCGCCCTCGACGTGAACTTCTCGTTCATCAACGGCTCGTACGCGAACCCGACGACGAACGCGACCGCGCGCAAGACCCGCGGCCTGCTGGAGGCGATCACGACCAACCGGATCGCCAAGGGCACCGCGGTGACCGGCGCGTCCACCGCCACGGACACCGTCACCGCCACGGGGCACGGCCTGTCCGACGGCAACAAGATCGTGTTCACGAACACGTCCACGGCGACCGGGATCACCGCGGGCCGCGTGTATTACGTGGACGCGATCGACGCGAACACCTTCAAGGTGTCGACCACCAACGGCGGCACGGCGATCACCCTCGGCACCGCCACCGGCCTGTCGTTCATGAAGCCGTGGGCGACCGCGCTGACCGGCGACCACGTCAACGACCTGCTGCAGCTGGCCTACGACAACGGTGGCATCAGCGAGCAGGAGACCGCGACGCTGCTGTGCAACAGCATCCAGAAGCGGGCCGTGACCAAGGCGTTCGCCTCCCAGTACGGCCAGTACCAGGAGACGAGCCGGAACGTCGGCGGCGTCAACATGACGACCATCGTCACGGACTTCGGCACGCTCAACGTGATGATGGACCGGCACATGCCGCAGGACGTCATCGCTGCGGTGTCCCTGGAGCAGCTGATGCCGGTCTTCCTGAACGTGCCCGGCAAGGGCGTGTTCTTCGAGGAGCCGCTCGCGAAGACGGGCGCCTCGGACGAGGTGCAGCTGTACGGCGAGATCGGCCTGAAGTACGGGGCCGAGCGCGCGCACGCCGTCATGACGGGCCTGGTGGTTTGACCATGGCGGTCTATCAGCGTGGCGCGGGTGACCACGTCGCGGAGCGGGTGCAGCCCGAGCCGGGCAGCGACGAGGAGCAGCGCCTCGACGACCTCGTGGCCAGGGGTGAGGGCGGCTGGCACCGCGTCGCCGAGAAGGAGACGGCCCCGACTCAGGCCCCCGCGGACAAGCGGCCAGCCAAGAACGCGGTCAAGGACGAGTGGGTCGCCTACGCGCGCACGCAGGCGAAGGACTCGGACGAGGAGGCCATGATCGATGGCCTCACCAAGGACGAGCTGATCGAGCTGTATGGAGGTGAGAGCTGATGGGCGTCTCCGCGGCTCTGTCGATGGCTGCCACGGTGCAGCAGACCAAGGCCCTGGACCTGACCACGGTGTCCGACCCGTTGCAGTTCCGGCGGGCCGTGCAGCTCAGCACGGGCACCGGCGCCGGGCAGGCGGACAAGGTCTTCCACGACCGGCGAACCCTCGCCGCTTCGGCGACCGAGGATCTCGACCTGGCGGGCGTCCTCTCCGACGCGTTCGGCGCCGGGATCACCTTCGCCCGCATCAAGGGCCTGTACATCGCCGCGGCGCCCGCGAACGCCAACAACGTCGTGGTCGGCGCGGCATCGTCCAACGCCTGGGCCACCCTCCTCAACGCCACCGGCACCATCACGCTGCGGCCCGGTGGCAGCTTCGGCGCCATGGCCGGCCTGGCGGACGGCACAGGGTGGGCGGTCACGGCCGGCACCGGCGACCTGCTGAAGGTCGCCAACTCGGGTGCGGGCACGAGCGTCGACTACGACGTCATCATCGTCGGCGCGAGCGCGTAGGGGGGTGCCCGGTGCCCCGGATCTACGCGACCAGCGCGGAGTACCAGACGTACACCGGGCAGACCCCGCCGACGGATATCGACCAGCTGCTGGCGGGCGCCTCGCGGATGCTCGCCGCCGAGGTGTTCCGGCTGTGCTGGTACGAGGTCGACGAGGACGGCTACCCCTCCAACACACTGGTCCGGGAAGCCTTCCGCGACGCCGTGTGCGCGCAGGTGGCGTGGTGGGGGGAACTCGGCGACTCCACAGGGGCGGCGGCGGTCGGCTGGGGCTCGGTCAGGCTCGGCTCGGCGCAGCTGTCCCGCTCAGTGACCGCCACGTCGGGCTCCGCGTCCCCGGCCCGCGAGGTGGCCCCGGCGGTGTGGGACGCGCTGCGGTCGGACGACCTCACCCCGGACGTCTTCCGGCTGGGGGCGGTGTCGTCGTGAAGCTCCCCGGCTTCCTCCTGCGCCACGAGGTGACCGTGGAGGCGAAGGAGGGCGAAGGTCCCTACGGGCCCACGTACGCCGCGCCGGTCACCGTGCGGTGCTTCGTGGAGCAGAAGACGCGCCTGGTGCGGAACGCCGAGGGTGACGAGGTCGTATCGTCCTCGACGGTCTTCTGCCAGCTCGACGCCCTCGCCCAGCCTCCGCCCAAGAGCCGGGTCACGCTGGCCAACGGGACAAAGACGAAGGTCATCGCAGCGCACCGCAACGACGGCGCCGGCCTGCCCACCCCCGACCACTTCGAGATCCAGCTGGAGTAGGAGGGGCAGGATGCCGCAGTACGCGCGGATGAGCTGGCACGGGCGCCGCCTGTGGACCTCCCGGGGCCGCGCTCAGGCTGGCTTGGGGACGCGGCGGGCGCTGGAGCACACCCTCGGCAAGGCCAAGCAGCTCGTGCCGCTGGAGGAGGGCACCCTCGAACGGTCCGGCCGGGTCAACATGTTCGGCCAGCTCGAAGGCCAGATCACCTTCGACACCGTGTACGCGGTCAGGCAGCACGAGGAGCTGACCTGGAAACACCTGCCCGGCCGCCAGGCCAAGTACCTCGAACAGCCGATGAACACCGAGCGCGAGGTCATGCTCCGGCTGATGGCCGTCCCGCTCTCCCGCTGGCTCCGCGGCTGACCCTCCCACCCTCAAGCCCCCGCCCCTGCGCGGGGCTTCTGCATGTCCGGAGGTGCCGTGGGCTACACGACCGACCTCCTCGGCGGGCTCGCCGCGCACATCGCGGACGCCGGCCTGGCGGTGTACCGGCCGGACGGCGTCTACGAGGCCGACGAGACCGGGCTGATTTTCACGGTGATGCCCGAGACGCCGGACCGGGTCATCGTCCTGACCGCCTATCCCGTCGAGGACACCGAACTCACCGACGCGATCACCGGGATTCAGGCCCGCATGCGGTGCGGCCGGGATCCGCGAGAGGTCGATGACCTAGCCGACGACCTGTTCGGCCTGCTTCACAACGCGGAGGGCCTCGTCCTGGGCGGGGTCCGCGTGTCCCTGATCTGGCGGCAATCGCAGGCGCTCTTGGGCCAGGACGTCCACGGCCGCGTCGAGCTGTCCGCCAACTACTACGCGCGCACGACGCGCCCTTCACCCCACCTGTACGAGTAGGAGGACTGCGTCATGTCGACGCCGACCGAGACCGCCCTTGCGCGCCGCTGGCGCCTCCAGATCGACATGTCTGCCGCGCAGGACGGCAGCGACTGGCAGAACTGTGTGGGCATCACCGCCTTCAACTGGACGGCGGAGCCGAACATCGAGGACGACACCGAGTACGACGACGAGGGGTGGGGCGGCAACACCAAGACCGGGCAGGACTGGGAGGTCACCGCGACCTTCAACCGCAAGCACACCGCGGACCAGACGGCCTACAGCCCCGTCCACGAGAAGATCCGCACCGCGTTCTTCGCGTACGGCGCCGCGAACAAGATCCACCTTCGGTTCTTCGACCGCAACGGTCTGCCCGAGGCGTACGAGGGCAAGGCGATCCCGGCCTGGGAGCCGCAGAACGACGAGGCCCGCGACCTCGACCAGGTGCAGGTGACGTTCACCGGTGATGGCCCGCTCACCCCGATCACGAACCCGGTGACCCCCTGATGGCCTTCAAGGTGTTGGAGGAGTTCCTCGGCGACTGCCTGGAACTCCCGGTGCGCTGCACGGACGGCGAGCTGCGGACCTTCCGTATCCCGTCGCCTCCGGCCGAGGACGGCCTGAGGATCGAGACGATCATGACGGAGGGGCTTCGCGCGGCCGAGGGCGGCGCCCCGCTCGACAGCGAGGCCCTCGACGACGCCGGCGAGCTCGACCTGTACCGCATGGCGCTGGGCTCGGCGTACGACGACGTGCACAAGCACCTCGAATGGAGCCGCTTCCGGCACGTCGCGATGACGGCCGTCATGTGGATCACGGGCGGCCTCGACCTCGCTGAGCAGTACTGGAACTCGGACGGCGACCCAAAAGTGGCGCAGGCGGCGCAGAACAGGGCGGCCCGGCGCTCATCGGCTGCGGCGAACGGGACCCAGAAACGGGCCTCTACGAGTGGTACGAGTACCCGCAGGGCTACCGGCCGCGCCCGAAAGGCCGCTCAGACCTGACCTGGGCCGACCTCCTTGAAGAGTGGGCCCTCATCGAGGCGGACCTCCACCAGGTCTACGGCATCGACCTCGGCGAGGACGGCCTGATGCGGGCCCGCTCCTGGCGCTGGCTCAAGACGCGCATCCTCGGCCTCCTGTCCACGGAGTGCCGTCTCCAGCGCCGCTTCGCACCTCCCGAACCGAACCAGCCGAAGGGAGGCGTGCGTCGTGGCGCTCAACCTCGGTGAACTCGTCGCGGGCCTCCGCGCCGACGAGAGCGATTTCGTCCGTGGGATGAACGAGGCCGAGCTGGCGATGCGCGGCCTCGTCCGCGACGCCAACGGTCAGCTCCGCGACCTGCGGGGCCGGTTCGTCACCGACTCGGAGGTGATGGGCCAGTCCCTCGCCTACCGGATCGGCCACGGCGCCCGCCAAGCGGTCTCTGCTCTGGGCAAGGTCGGTCCGGCGGTCGCGGGCATCGGTGTCGGGCTGCCGGTCGTGGCCGCCGTCACGACCGGGCTCCTCGGCCTGGCGGCCGGCGCCGTCTCCGCAGGGCTCGCGGTGAAGGCGTTCCAACTGGCCGCCAAACCGCAGCTGGAGAAGGTCACCGAGGTCACCCAGCTCGCCGAGGAGGCCCAGAAGGCTGCCGCGGACGGTGCGAAGGACGCTGCGGAGAAGCAGAAGGCGTACTCGGATGCCCTCAAGGAACTTCCGCCGGCGACTCAGGACACGGCGAAGGCGTTCATCGGCCTGAAGCGGGACTACAAGGGCTGGTCGGACGAGATGTCCGGCACGACGATGCCGCTGTTCACCCAGGGCATCGAGATCCTCCGCGACCTGCTGCCGACGCTGACCCCGTTCGTGCGGTCGGCGGCCGGGGCGATCGGCGGGTTCCTCGACGATGTGGCGGCCGGGGTGAAGTCGGCCGGCTTCAAGGAGTGGGCGGCGGACATGGCCGCCGCATCGGGCCCGGCCCTGTCGAACTTCATGGCGTTCATCAAGAACCTCGCCGTGGGTTTCATGGCGTTGCTGCAGGCGTTCCTCCCGGCGTCGCAGACGATGACCGGCGGACTGGTCAGCATGTCGGCGGCGTTCGCCTCCTGGGCGCAGTCCCTGAAGGGCTCCGAGGGCTTCGCCCAGTTCCTGGCGCTCGCGCGCGAGGGCGGCACGACGCTCGGGCAACTGGCGATCGCCGTCGGCAACCTGCTGGTGGCGCTCGGCCCGCTCATCGGGATCACGACTCAGGTCGCGCTCGTGCTCGCGCGGGTGATCAACGCCCTGCCGCCGGACGTGCTCTCAGCGCTGGCCACTGTGATCGGCACGGTCGTCGTCGGCATGAAGCTGTGGGCGATCGGCGCCCGGGTGGTCGCTGCGGTCAACGCCCTGATGGCGGCCTCCGCGTATCGGGCGGCGGCCGGGTGGGTGCGGATGGCGGCCGTCGGTGTCGGCGCCTACGCGCGCACTGCGGCGGCCGCGACG